TAACTATGACTTTAATTAACATTGTTCAACAATACGAGAATCGTGTTGAAGAACTTGAAAAAGAAGAAAATGCCAAACTTGGATTTGTGGATGGATTTCCACTTGGCATTTTACCATTTCAAGATGCAATTGGAAAGTATAAACCGAAAGCAGGAGATACTTTTGTTGCTCTCGTGAAAGTATCTGAACTTTATAGTGATCCAAAATACAATCGATCTGAGAGAATTCATTACAAAAATTGCACTAAAAATCTTTCAAAACTTAGTGGATTTTCTTACAAGGCAGCTGGAGTTCTTTCTGCATTTATTCGCCCAAATCAGAAACTAGTTCTAACAAAAGGTAATCATAGAGCAACAATGGCATATGCTGCTTATAGAAACCCAGAAATATATGTTCCTGTTGAAATTACCTATCACGAAACTGAATCTTATGATGAAATTGTAAAGATTGAATCTGAAGATCATCACTTTGATTGCAATTTCCGAACCAGTCAAAGTCAAGAAGATCGGTTTAAATCTGCTTATTATGCACAAGACAAAGAAGCAATTTCCTTATATAATTTTTTAGATCGATTTGGTATTGGTATTGCTGATACTAATGCTGCAGCAACATTTTCGGTCTCTTCTCATTCTTATGTTGCGAAGGCAAGATCTTTATCCGCAAATCTTTGTGAAGTTTATCTTGAAGCATTCACAAAAAATAACTGCGAAAAGGAAGTTGGGGGAAATGCTACTTATGCAGGTGTATTTTTCTTAAATGCATTCTCCAATTCAATTAAATATATCGATATCAACAATGATATCAACTCATTTGATCTCTTTATGAAATATATTTACCATGAGCGTGAAAATCGATCTCATGCATTTCTTTCAAATGTAACTCAAGCAAAACTTACTGAAGGTAATGGTAGTGTTAAAGATCCCGAGGTTAATGTTTCTCGTTTGATCTCATTGTATAATGAGTTTTGTGAAAAAGTTGTAAGAGCAAAGATTCCAACCAATAATAAAAATGCTATTGGTTACTCATCAAATGAGTATCTTACTTTTATTAAAAATTCTCCAGTAATTATTCGTACTCGGGTAGATGAAGTATCCACTATGACGGTCACGTGACCGTCATGTGTCTAATATCACGAACAAGTAACTTTACTGGCAGGGAGGGGGGTTGACCCCCCTCCCTTTTTGGGAGGTGAGTTTTATTGTTAAATAGTATTGTAGGGAACTTAATCTATCAATGACATTATATTATCCATCTGGATTATATGGACCTGTCTGTGATGTTTCAACCGAAATCGCAGATGCACCGATACAATATGAGGTTACTAGATTAGAACCTAAGATTGATATAGGAATAGAAAATCGAGGTGATACTGATATTCCTATTAATCCATTAAATCGAATAAAAATTTGTTCTACGATCAGGGTTGGAACTTTATTATCTGGAGCAAGTCCTGCTGGGTATGGACCTGTTTGCGATAATGCTGGTGATGGTGGTGATGGTGGTGGTGGTGGTGCAAGTTCGTTTGAATTGTGTCCTGATGATACAGTACCAGAAGTACTTAAATACATTGATAAACCGAAGTTCTTCCAGCAAGGTGATCGATCACGTGATCCCCTCCGTCAACAACAAACAAATGTTAATTATGACATTGAACTTCCAGGATTAAAATGCGAAATTGCGGAGCTTGAATTACAGCAAGATGATGGTACAACTAAAATTATAAAATATTTTAAAGATTGTATTCCAGTTGTAGGAGATTTTTCTGGATGGACAGCACCTGATTTGGGAATTACTTTACCATCAGGAAAAAGAAAATATATTTATTATAATAACTTAGTTTGCGGTGCAACAAATTATTATTCTGCACCAGGAGTTTATTTTTGTGATATACCCCAAGGAATAACTTCAGTAAATTTTGTTATTTTTGGAGCAGGAGGTGGATCTGGAGGTGGCGATGCATCCCTCGGGCCTAGTGGTAGTGGAAATAATTCTGGAGGATCTGGATCTTTTGCATTTCTTACTGCTGAATTAAATCCTTCAATACCGAATAGAGCTAAAATTGTCGTTGGCGGTGGGGGTCCTGCTGGAAGAACTTGGGTTAATGAGCCAATTCCAACCCTTCCAGGATATAATCGTGGAGGATATGGTGGGCATTCTGGACCTACTGGCGTTTCTGGATGTGGCGGCGGTGGTGGTGGCGCTACCGATATATATTTGAATGAAAGATTGATAGCAAGTATTGCAGGCGGCGGCGGTGGTGGTGGCAATGGATGTAATTATTTTCAAGCTACTACGGGGAAACCTTGGGGTAACTGGAATAACAAATCATACAATGGTAATCTATCAACAACACAAGATGGATTGATAAGATCTAGGGCTTCTGGTTTAATGCAATATTCTGTATTTGATCCACCTATTAAACATTCTTTATGGGGGCCCTGGTTTAATCAATATGTTGTATTTTTTAATAGTGGAGAAGATAATTACGAAGAAACTGAACTAGAGAATAGAGTTAATTTAAATTTTGATACTGCAGGTACTTATACTTTTGAGCTAATGGGTGATAACAGGCTTTCAATTTATATTGCTCCTTGGACAGATCCTGGTGAAACTTATTACGTGCAAGATATTTTGCATAATGGTTCTTTTCCGATGGTAATTGTAGATCCAATTATTCAACTTACGACACCCCCACCTACTATTTCTAATCCTGGATATCCAACTTGGATATTAGTTGGTGCAACAGGAATATTTACTGAACCTACTCCAGATGTGGCGACTTATAATATTACTTCTCCTGGTAGATATGTTCTTAGATTTATTCTTTTTAATGCAACGAGACAAGGAAAAGATTGGTTAAAAAATCCAGCTGGAATGGCAATCAGAATAACTAAACCGGATGGTTCTGTATTTTGGACAACTAGATATGGTTTTGGTGCCAATGGTGATAATATGTTAGGAACTTTAGCTAGTGGTGACGGAGGAGGCGGCGGTGGCGGCGGTGGCAATTCTGGTTTTGCTGGTCTTGTAGCGGCAAATACAGGTCTTACGGGTGGCAGCTGCGGCGCAGCAGATTCTACTGGACAAGGTGGATCTGCTGGATGGAGTTATATTATTGATCATCCTGGAGTAACAGTTAATTTTTTTGATCAAGCTCCAGGAGGATTTCATTCTGGTTGGCAAACACCTACCGAAGATCCTAGTACTCGTAAAGGTTATGGTGGATTGGGTGGAGGAAGACCAGAATTTTTTAAAATTAGATATAACGGAATTGATTATGATTTAGTTTCTAGTGCTGGAGCATTCAAAGAGGTAACCATTCCTGGAATGGGGACTGGAGTCTGGACTGATTTTATGAGTGGTAAAACTTTTCAATATCATTATATGTGGGGATTAACTAAAGATGGTGGTCCGACCACAGTTCCTGCATCTATTGGAGATATGAGAGATCGTATTATGCTTGGTTCCTATCAACATGCAATTAATTGCCCTGCTGCAACTAGATCTTCACTTTATGCAGCAAGATCTTTAGAACTTGCATTTAAATGGACTCCAATTAAAACTAGTGCAAATAATTGGGATACTAAAATTAGACTAGTTGGAAAACCTGGTTGGGGATTAGGAACTGGATTTGCTGATGGTGATGTATTACCTGGAGTAATGCCTCCTTCTAGATCTCAAGGAACACAACCTTGGTGGGATATAATTACTGATAATACTTCATCTTGGCATGTGCTAGGATTTTTAGATCCTACAGATAATAAATTTAAATTATCAACTACTGGACAAACCTTTAGTTTTTCGATTATAGTAGGTCAGACAAGTCAAAGAGATAAATTTCAATCGCAACCAGGGGCTGCTGGATTTGCTAGAGTTCAATATTTAACAGTAGATACAGTTTATGAGGCAGAAGAATGAGTAAAGATGATTATTTGAATAGAAAAATTCAAAAACAATTGGATGAAATGAAAGCACTTCAAAATGTCCATAAAAAAGAACTTGGAAAAAATGAAACGTGGAAAGAAGTAAAAAAAGTACAACGGTATTTTAAATCTTCTTTATATGCTATTAAAAATATTGACAGGGGGATTGACAAAAATTTCAACACCGACTATAGTAGTGAATGTTAAGATAATTTGGAAGACAATCTCTTTTTATGGAAAGGTGGCCGAGTGGTTGAAGGCTCTAGTCTTGAAAACTAGCGATGTGAAAGCATCCGTGGGTTCGAATCCCACCCTTTCCGCTAGAGGTACTCGCTCGGGATGTAGCTCAGTTTGGTAGAGCACTCGCCTTGGGAGCGAGATGTCGCAAGTTCGAATCTTGTCATCCCGATTTCTAAATAGAAATAAAAAAATGAAATTTGATTTTTCCGATTTAGAAAAATTGCACAAAGAAACATTTGAACAAGCAATTAAAGTATTAACAGATCATTATGATAAATATGTGGATAATGAACAAGAAAAATTAAAGGCACTTATTCAAATTAAAAAGGAAATGGAACAGTTTACTAAATCTTTTAGACAGGAGTAAATAATGAACAATAAGAATTTTGTAATCTATACTAAAAACGGATGTCCATATTGCGATAAAATTAAAGCAGTTGTATCTAAAAAGGGTGCCAATTATACTGAGTATGTTCTTGGAGAGCATTTTACAAAAGAACAATTTTATTCTGAATTTGGAGATGCAGCAACTTTTCCACAAGTTGTATATGATGATTTAAAACTTGGTGGTTGCACAGAATCCGTTCATTATTTTAGAGCTATGGGTTGGATTTAATAAATAATAATAGTTCAAAAAGGAGGGCGGGCCCTTTGTAATTTCTGTATGTATCTTAGGAGGACCCATGAAAGATTTAGAGTTTATTTATATTTCCTTTTTTCTAACAATAGGAACTTTTATTGTTGCCTTTATGGCAGGTTGGTTTGCTAATAATTTATTCGATGCTTGGTATGATAAAGCTGGATATGCTAAACATATTTTACATCCAGAAATGTATGATAAAAACGGAGAACTGTTGAGAGATGAACTGTGTTACTTGACAGTGCTTGATGATGATGATATGATAGAGGATGAAGATGATATAAGTCTAACATGATCCTTATCGACATGAACCAGGTGATGATTTCCAATCTGATGGTTCAAATTAAACTTTCTGATGGAATCGATAAAGGATTAGTTCGACATATGGTGCTCAATTCGCTTCGGATGTATTTCCAGAAGTTTTGTGACGAATATGGTGATGAACTAGTCCTTTGTTATGATTCAAAACGTTATTGGAGAAGAGAGTTCTTTCCATATTATAAAGGAACTCGTAAAAAAGACCGAGAAAAATCTAGTTTTAATTGGTGTCAGATTTTTGAAATCCTAAATCAAATTCGAGATGAAATTCGTGAGAATATGCCATACAAAGTTATGGAAGTTGATGGTTCTGAAGCAGATGATATTATTTCAGTATTGACCAAACATGTTGCTCATAAAAATATTCGCCTTCAAAAAGATATTCAGCCTGTTGAAAAGGTTCTTATTCTTTCGGGGGACAAAGATTTTATTCAATTACAGAAATATCCTTGGCTCAAGCAATATAATCCTGTAATGAAAAAATTTGTTTCTGGTGTGAATCCGAAACAATATATCATCGAGCATGTTCTTAAAGGAGATAAATCTGATGGTATTCCCAATTATCTTTCTCCAGATAATACTTTTATTGAAGGTAAACGACAACGCCCTTTAATTAAAAAAACTTTGGATAAAATTGTTCATCTATCACCAGATCAATTTTGCAATGAAGAACAGATGGAATACTATAAGAGAAATTTAACTCTTATTGATTTTACATATATACCTGTAGAGGTCGAAGAAAAAATTATCGAGTTCTATGATTCGCTAATCCCAGCTTCACGAAACAAAATGTACAATTATTTTGTGAGTAATCAACTTACTATCTTACTTGAAAAAATTGAGGAATTTTAAAATGTCAATGGATACAAGCAATCGTCTGTTACTTTCTGAGGTTTTACAGAAAGTATCTAATGCAAAAACTAAAGCAGAAAAGATTAAGATTTTACACGATAATAACACTCAAGGACTACGGTCACTTCTTATTTGGAATTATGATGATAGTGTAGTTTCTCTTGTTCCTGAGGGGGAAGTTCCTTATACTCCGAATGAAGCACCCGCAGGTACAGAACATACTGTTCTTGAAAAGGAATCTCGCAAATTGTATTATTTTATCAAGGGTGGAGATGCAAATCTCAAACAATTTCAACGTGAGAAAATGTTTATTCAGATGCTAGAGGGCCTTCATTCGTCTGAAGCAGAACTTCTAATTTTAATTAAGGATAAGCAACTTCAAAAGAAGTATCGAATCACTAAAGCGGTTGTAGAAGAAGCATTTCCTCAGATTAAATGGGGAGGCCGTTCCTGATGACAGTTAAAATCATTTCAAAAGATTGTGATCCTGAAATTGCTAATGATCGATCTCTTCCTTATTCGGCATTTTTAGTTGAATATAAATTAGATGGAATGATTCATTATGATCTGGTAGTATCAGATAAAAGAGTGGATATCTTTGATTATTATTGGGATAGATATAGAAACGATCTAGTTACATTTAAAGTATGTCAAGGAAGAACTGATCCTAAATTTTGGGCTCCTCCGAAAGAACAAGAAAGGAAAAAGAAATGAATTTCAATTTCAATTTCGGAAAAAAGAAACCAGACCTTAAGCAACTTATTATTGTTAGTATTGTACTAACAACTATAATAGGAATACTCTCACAATGCACAGGAGTATCTACAGATAAAATTTGGGACCTACTAGATGAAATTCAAAGAAAATATTTCCCGCAAGGTATTATTAATGAGATTGTGATTAAAGATCCTGAAAAATTAGATCGAAGAATTAAGAGAGATGTTGACCGTGCTATTGATGATTATATTAGAAAGACTGATTTAAACCCCTCCGGAGTTGATAGTCCAAGATTCCTAGAAAAAGATATTGATACTACAGTATGTTACACAAAGGAATGTCAATCATTAGGAGGAGAAATAAGGATTTGTGCTCCATGGATATTTAATTGTAACGAAAATGAAGAACAAAATGACAGTGTATCTAGACCCTAGAGGTCCTGCTCAGGAAGAATCAGAAGAAATTCGAAAGCAAAATGAAGAGCAAGAAAAGCAAGCGAATGTTGAAAAGGTAATGTTAGTTATTAATGAATTACTTGCATATACTGTAATACTTCCCCTGCTATTCATGTTTGCTTTTAACCTATCCTTGACAAAGATGTTCAGTCTTGATAAGATAGGTTACGTTGAATCCCTTGGAATTGTAATTGTTGCAAGAGTACTAAGAGGTAAGAAATCTAATGGCTAAAGTTTGTTTAATTTCGATAACCCCAGATGCCGAGAAAACAATGGCATATATTGCTAGGGTTAGCAACCCTGATAATCAAGAGAATCAAAACTATGCCAAGTTGCTTGCCTATTGTATTAAGCATAATCATTGGTCTGTTTTTGAACAGGCTTCTATGACTCTTGAGATTGAAACCAGTCGCGGTATCGCAGCTCAAATTCTTCGTCATAGATCCTTCACATACCAAGAGTTTTCGCAACGATATGCTGATGCTACCCTATTGGATGAAGGGATTCCAGTTCCAGAACTTCGTCGTCAGGACACTAAAAATCGTCAGAACTCTACTGATGATCTTGATCCT